CTGGTTATCTCTTCCAAGGTGTAACCCTCCCTTATCCGGGCGTTAAAGTGCTTTATAGCGGTCTTTGCTACTTCGCTGCGCTTGCTCTTTATGGTTCGTCCGGTAGCCTGGGTCCATGTCTTTATATAGCTATCGAAGGCATCCGGCTGAGGTAACTCGTTAGAGTTACTATTATTTATTACACTAACACTATCACTAACACTTACACTATCACTTACAGCTACGTTTGCTAACTTTTGCTTGCTTTTGCTACTTTTTGCTAAGTTTGCTTGCTTTTGTAGCCCCCCTTTTCTTCCTGCCTCGGCTCTTACTTGCCGCTTGTCCTCCCACTTTTTTAGGTCCTCTTTAAGGAATCGCTGTATAGGCTTCCAAGCCGTAAGTAATAACCGGTCCTCTAATACCGGGTCCTGGTCATTAACGTACTGTAGGATATGCTTAAAGAGCTTACCCAGCTCTTCGTCTGTCAAATGATCTACGCTACTGAGTAGGTCCGCATAAAGAACGAAGGACCTTTTATACCTCGCCATAAATAAAATAACCCCTGCTAAGGCCGCTTGGCTTGCGGTAACTACCAGGGCAGGCAAGTGTGCCGAGGTAGTTGAGTTCCTTAGAGGGGATTTTCTGAGTGTTCTGAATCATAACTTGCCGTTGAGGTTCGCCAGTTCCTCGCTACAAAGATACTAAGGTCAAAGGGTCAAATAAGGCTAAGCTGGTTTTCTGCAAACCTTTGTTCAGCCGCTTTTAAGTTCTGTTTGGCTTGTTTAAAATAGCTGTCCTTAAGCTCTATGCCTATGGCCTTTCTGCCCATACTTACCGGGCTGTAAACCTCGGACCCCACGCCCATAAAAGGCGTTAGCACTACTTCGCCCGGGTTAGACCATAGTTCAACGCATCGGTCTATAACATCCAGTTGCAACGGGTGTACGTGCTTTTCATCGTCCTCCTCTTTACTGTCTCTAAAAGGTAGTACGTTATCTATTCGTATATCGTCCCATACAGACGAGGCGTACCGCTGCCAAATAAGGTGAGACCGTTTGTTAGTCTTAGGATCTGTACACCCTTCGTACTTTTTACAAATAGCGTCCCAGCTTCCGTAAGTCTCTTCCATGGCTGGAAGCAAAGGCGTAGCACCGGCGTAATAGTCTAAGCCGACTGGATGCGTTACGGGTACTTCTGTTTCCCCTTTACGCTTAAAGATTAACAAGTAATCCGGCATAGCGGTAAAACAGCTCGTACTATCCTCTACTATATTTTTGTGCATTAGGCTACGGACCATTGTACGCATACGCACTTTTAGAGGCTCTTTCCAGATCGTTATTCGATTCTTGTAATTAAAGCCGCGTTCTTCGTGCATCCTGATAATTTCGTGCGGGAAGTCCCAAAGGTTTTCAGTCTTTGAGTTCATTACATCCGTGCAATGTACCGCCGTTATTCGCCCTGGCTTAGTTACTCGGCTTATCTCATCTATCAAATACTCGTACTGCTGTAAAAACTGTTCGCGGCTTTCACAGTTAGAAAAGTCATTTTCTGAGCTTGAGTAATTATACAGCCCGGCAAAAGGCGGCGAATAAATGCTAAGGTCTACGCTTGCCTCTTTTAAAGATGGTAAGACGTGCATGCAATCGCTGTTATAGATCGCGTATCTGTCTGTTACTACTTGGTCTTTGGTCATGTTAGATCCATTTAGGTGTTTGTACTGTTTGGTTAAATTCTCGGCTACTTAGCTGAAAGTCTGAATTTATACTTTTATTCAGCTTGTCAAATAGCTCATCGGCTTTCTTTGTTTTCTCTCTAAGGCTGTCTATAACTCTCTTTTGCCCTTCTGAGTAAACCAGGTCCACGGTTACGTCTTTAGTCTGTCCAAAGCGGTAAAACCTTCTTATAGCTTGGTAATACTGCTCATAGGAGAAAGTAGGAAAGTAAACGGTATGGCTGCAATGCTGCCAATTAAGACCGAAAGCGGTCATTTTAGGCTTAGTAATTAGGCGCTTTATATCGCCCTTTGCAAAGGCCAGTAGTATATCCTCTTTTTGGTCTATAGACATTCCGCCTTTAATCTCTTTGGCGTCTTTGTCTAACTGTCCTATTAGCTCGCCTTCATTATTAAAGTTGCACCAATAGACCGAGGTTTTACCCTGGGCCAGTTCTACGGCCTTGGCGCATCTTTCATTTATGGTCATTTTCTGTTCCTGCCTAACCTCTGTTAATCTTTGCGCGATCATCGCAAACATCATTACCTGACCGTCTACAATCCATTGGTCTTTATTGTGGACTTTGTGCGGTATGACATTAAGCGCCGGTAATTTGTGGCGATCATCCGAAAAGCCAAGGTCCGAGGGCTTGCGCATACTTACAGACCAGGAACTAACCCAGCGGAAAAAGTCATCTTTAGCGTGTGGCTTTAAATAAAACTTGTTTCCTATACGGTCCATGGCCTTTATATTGTTCTCATTGTTAGAAAAGAACTTACCGAGCATATCCATATACCCCATATACCCTAAAGCCTCGGAGCTGGTCCCAAGCTCTATAAAATCATTCGGGGAAGGTGTGGCCGTGAATAGAAAGCGGTATTTTACCCGCTTCATAAAAGCGGTAACTGTTGCCTTTGTTGATCCGTCAAAGTTCTTAAGTATTGAACTTTCGTCCAGTATAACACAATCAAAGTCATCCGGGTTAAACTTGTCCAACCGTTCGTAATTACATACTACTACATCGCTGGTGAACTTCCCGTCTTTGCTGTATTGTACTTCTGACGTACCGAACTTTTTAGCCTCTTCAATAAACTGAAAGGCCACGGCTAAAGGGGTTAAGATTAACACGGGCTTATTAGTGGCCCTTGCGTAGTTTTCAGCTACGGTTAATTCTATTACAGTCTTGCCCAATCCAGTATCTAAAAAGACAGCGCACCGGCCTTTTTTTATAGCGTACTCAGCTACATATTTTTGATAGTCAAACATAGCCGCGGCCATAAACGAGGGTTTTATACCGTAGTCAATAGAGCTATGTTTTTTGGACTTAATAAAGTCTGCGTATTTCATTGGTCCTGCTCTTTTAACAGTTTCACCCATTCGATATGCTGGACCAGGGCCAGGCGTTCCCATTCCTGGAACCCGGCGGCGTTAATCTGCTCTATTAAGTGGTCCAGCTCTTTGTTCGTGCGCTCGCTCAGCCCGTGGCTAATCTCCGTGCGTAAATCGTGTCTTATCGCGCTTATCATTCTTCCAGGTCTTTATAGTATCCGACATAGTAGAGAAATTGTATAAGCACGTAGGCCACGAAGGTTAGAAGTATAGCCGTTTCTATAGTGAACCAAAGAAGGTCCATAAAAAACTGCGCTACGTATAGGCTATCCTCGTCCGTTAGGACCCAATAGATCAAACCGAGCAGCCCAAAGGTTACGGTAAAGGCTCCAAGGATTAAAAAAGTTCTTTTATTCATTGCTGAAAAAGTCGTTAAAGGTTATTAGGTTAAAGCTCTGGCCGGGCATAAGGATATACCAAACCGTAAGAGCCGTTAGTAGGGTAAGCTCGTGCGGCCTAACCTTATTACGAAGTTCGGGCAGTATAATGTCCGCGTGTTTATACGCTTCAATCTTTGCGCGGTTCTCTTCGCTCATCTTTGAAAATACGCTTCTCTGTATCATCTGGCAGAAAAGTATAGGTTAGCCTTGCAGTCCTCTTCGCTGAGGTCCTCTATTTCTAAGATAGCTTCGTACTCAGCGCGGTAAAGAAATTCGCCTTGATCCTCTAAGCCGAAGCCGTAAAGGTCTACTACTTCCTTAGACTCTTTGTAAATCTCGTTTACAATGTCGCGCCCTGCGTAGTGCGTTTCATTGACTACCTCCCGGAAGTGTTCCATATAAATAGTAGCCGTGCCGGTTATCATTATGGTAACTCCGGGCGAGTGCCTACTATCTACTGGTATTACGTCCAGTTTGTACTCTACTTCCACGGACGATACTTCAGCGTCCGCCGGTAAGCCCTGGATATGCCAGGTTCTAAGCATTTGTTTAATCATGGTTTAATGTATTTGGTTAGGGCGAATATAAACAAGTTTTTAGATAGGGGTTAAATTTTAACATTTCGTCCGCGTTTTAACACTTTTTACCCCTTTTTGCGAAAAGTTAGAAAAGCCGTTTATATTTGCAGCTCACCAAACTCTAACCAATGGACAGTAAAAAAGCAGTCCCGCAAATCCGAAAGGAAGAGGTAATAAAGGTTAAAGATTCTTTAGCCTTGGACCTGGAGCAAATCAATTTCTTTCTTAAACGAACCCCGCCCAGGTACACGCGCAAACGTCCAGCGAAAGGCGGCGGCCAATGGACCTACGTAAGTGGAGGCTATGTAAAGAAGGTTCTAAACCTTGCCTTTGGGTGGGATTGGGATTTTGAGATAGTTGATGAAATCGTAAACCTTGAAGCTCGGCAAGTAATTGTTAAGGGACGGCTAACGGTCCGCAGTAACGAGAAAAGCATAGTTAAAATGCAATACGGCCGGCAAGACCTTAAGTTTCGTAAAGGAACCGATACGCCGTTAGACCTGGGCAATGATTTGAAAGGTGCGGCTACGGATGCCTTAAAGAAGTGCGCGGCCGATTTAGGTATAGCGGCTGACATCTACAATCCTGAGGAATACAAAGAGATGGAAATAGTAGAAGGGGAAGTACTCAGCCAGGACGAGGTTAATAGAGAAGAAGAGGCAAAGAGGACAGCGCAATGGATCGCCGCTAACCCTTGGGACATTGTAAAGGCCTCTATTACCCCGCAGGAACTTTCTAACCCAATCATTAACGAAGCATTCACCAAAAAGCGCGGAGCATGAAAGCATTTAAAATAAGAGCAAGCGAGGCGGGCAAGATTATGGGCAGCCCGAAAAAGAACGAGTTACCCGTAGGCGCTCAGACCTATTTAAGGGAATGGTATATATCTGAGAAGTACGGCCGCCGTATGCCGGTACGTACGGACCAGATGGACAAAGGCATACGCTGCGAGGAACAAAGCATAAGCCTTCTTCAGTTGGTCGAAGAGAACCAAATACTGTACAAAAAGAACGACAAGAATCTAACCAACAAATGGGCCACGGGTACGCCTGACCTTCTAACAGACGAAGAGGTATTAGACATTAAAACGGCTTGGACGTTCGATACATTCTGGAAAGCCGAGGGCGTACATACTAAAAGCGGTATGCTTACAGACTACGGCTGGCAGTTAATGGTCTATATGTGGCTTACGGGACTAAAGCACGCTCGGTTAGTCTATACCCTTATCAATACCCCAGAAGACACGTTAATAGGCTTAGAAAGTGCAGCGCGTTGGAAGTTCCAAGGGATGGACGAGAACCCGGAATACGATGTCTATTGCAAGCAGCTCAGAAAGATGCACGTATTTGATGACATCGAAGTAGACGAGCGGGTACGGATCTGGGACCTTGAATACAGCGAAGAACATATAGAGCAGCTAAAGGCACGGGTAGAGCTGCTGCAGGAAGCGGCCGAAAACTTTGTACTAAAATGATTGGCTTCGAAGAACAGACCCAGCCGCTAACAGCTTGGGAACAGCACAACCTTCTGCCGGTCATGCTCGCCGGACTAAGGACTAAGGTAGGCCAGGATAACGCCGTAACCTCTGGACAGATTATTAACGCGCTGAAGGCAGAGCCGTTTAATTTTAAGATTAACGGGGCAAGGGTCCGGAAGGTTATAAATTACATTCGCCTTAATGGCCTGGTCCGCAATCTCGTTGCAACGTCTAAAGGGTACTACATAGAACAAGACCCCAAGGCCGTAGAGGCGTATAAGCAAAGCCTACGCGAACGGATCGGCGCTATAGAAGCAGTCTTAAACTCATTCGACTAAACAAAAACAAATGATCGAACTAAATGCACTCGGAACCCTCGGCGCAGATGCTGAGCTAAAGACCCCTAAGAACTCGGATAAGCTCGTAATAGAGTTTAACATAGCCACCCGCCACCCCTGGCAGAAAGACGAGCAAGGCAAGGCCGCTACTATATGGGTGCGCTGTTCCTATTGGATACGTCCAGAAAGCAAAATACTTACCCACCTTACTAAGGGGACTAAGCTATTTGTAAAGGGCGTCCCCTCGGCCCATGCTTGGAACGGGGATAACGGTATACGGACCCAGCTTCAGCTAAACGTAAAGGAACTACACTTTGCAGGATGAGAGATAACGCCGCTTTAGAAATAGTCCTGAGCGCTGTGAACTCTGTATACGGTGCTGCTTATACCCTGGAAGATGTGTACAATGGAACGCGCTACAGACCTTTAGTAATGGCCCGGCAAGTCTATTGGTATTTAAAGCGCACTTATTCCAAAACCTCTACGCTTCACTCTTTAGGCGCTGAGTTTGGTAAAGATCATGCAACGGTACTACACGGGCTTAGGAATATGGAGGGGCTTGTAGACATCCGGGACAAGACTATACTGCGTATTCTCTATCTGTGTGAAGATGGCTTCTGCATGATATTAAAACGGACGGACCAGGACATAAAGGAAGCTAACCTAAAGATGGAGCAGAAAATGACGCTGTATACCCAAAGGGAACGCGCCAAGGTTCGGACTACTAAGCAGACGGCTAAGGCATCGCTGTATCATATGTATAAGCTGGTCAGTAATGACAATCTTATGCCGGGCTGGTTAAAGTTTAAAGCAGAAAAGGAATACAGAAAGGCGCTTAAAATGCTTGACGTTTGACCGTCAGACAGAAAAAATGCAGGATCTGTAAAGAATGGTTTAGGCCCAGGTATAGCACCTTGCAGCCGGTCTGCGGAAACCCTAAATGCATACTGGAATTTAAGAAGCAGCAAGACGCTAAGAAGCGGAAGGCTGAGACTAAGCAGATGCGGGAAGCTCTTTACACTTATAGTACATGGCTTAAAAAACTGCAAGTAGTATTTAACAAGTACGTAAGGGAAAGGGACAAAGCAAAGGGCTGTATAAGTTGCGGCCGTAGTTTTTCAGGTAAGTATGACGCTGGACACTTCTATAGTGTCGGTAGTCATCCAGAGCTAAGGTTTGACGAGGACAATGTACACGGCCAATGCGTCTACTGCAATCAGCATAAACACGGGTCTATAGCTGAATATAGCGAAGGTTTAGAGGCTCGGATAGGTGTAGATAGGTTAAAGGCATTACGAGGCCGCAGAGGGCAAAATTTAAAGCTGAGTATACCAGAGATAAAGGAAGAGATAGAACACTACAAACAAAAGACTAAAGAGCTTTAACTACTGCGGCGTACTTACGTTCAAGTTATCGCGCGTCTTTCTCGGTGTGCTGTTTACCCTGGCCCTACTTATACTGCCCTCTGGACATCTGAAGGCCATAAACGTATTAACGTAGGTTCTATACTCGCCTATCTCGGTCAGCTCTTCAGAACCGCAGCAAGGGCATTGCGGCTTACTACTGTCCTCCAATAGTCCAATGTTTGGATGTGGCTGTATGTAGGGTCTAAGATGCATATATACATCTTCAAGTACATATACGTCCTTAATGCAATATTTATCCATCATATCCAGCGCCTCAGAGCTGCCCTCTATGCATCGCTTCCAAAGACCCTTCGGCGTGTCCATTTTTCCATCGATGCCTAAGAAGTCCTTGGCTATATAGTCCAGGCGGTTGCTGGTTATATTGAACTTTTTCCGCGCGTGTTTCAAAGTATCGATAACCTGGTAAGGTGAGGGCAAGCCCAAACGATGCTTTAAAAATCGGGTGTTCATCCGCTTGACGTCAAACTTTGCGGCGTTGTGAGCTATGATTATATCCGCCTCCTCGATCATTGCCCAGAGCGCTTTAACTACTCGGCTATCGTCATCGGCTTTTATTTCTTTTGGCGTGATCTTCGCGCTATAAACCTTGTCCTCAAACAGCCACTTAGCCGCCCAGGTCAGTATTAGCCAGTCCTTTATTATGTTATCGGTGGGTATGTTCTGGCCCCATATACCCCAGGTATAGGCTATTATCGGGCTCGTCTCAATGTCAAATATCAAAACCTTAGCATACCTATAAGGGCGCTTAGGCTGGGTTTCGCCTCGGCTCCGATCCCTTATTTCAAATACTTTGCCTTTGTTCCTCCCGGTCCTGCCCATGTAATACCGCATCATGTACCGGATGTTCTCTACTTCCCCGCCGTGTATGGCCGCGTACTCTTTGGCCAGGGTCTTTATGCCCTTGGGGTTTTTAGGTCTGTTAAGCTCGCCTAAATGCTCTCTAACGAATTTTAAGACTTGTTCTTTATTGGCCATAACAGTAAATAAAAAAGGGGCGTAATAAGCCCCCTAATCTTCTACAAGCAAACTCCCAACTGTTACCGGGTCCAAGTGCTGTACCCTCTTTAATCTTTGGCGCTCTTTGTTCTTCGCCCATTTCACTTCATCAGGCGTTGAGGTATTGCCGAGGTTCGCAAACATTCGGGCGTTCTTCTCTAAAACCTGGTCTATTTGCGCTCTTACTTCTGGCTCTTTGTAGTATCGCGTATTCATTCGGTCCATAGTCTGGTTATACAAATTTACAAAGGTTTGAAAGTTAGTGAATTACTCAGCCCAAAAATTTGGACACTACGCGAAAGGCCAAAAGACCCAAGCCCGCGTAAATTAACCAGCTCTCCCAATTAGGACGAGGGGTATATTTAATTACCGGAGGGCCTTCTATAGTCTCGGTTATTCGGATAGTATCGCTCTTACATTCGCCGTCTACTATTAGCGTGTCGTGAATACGCCTAATCTTAATTTTAAGGCGTTCGCGCTCTATTGTTATAGTGTCAATAGGCAGGGCTACAAAAGTGGTTTCTACGCGCTCCGGAGGCGTTACTATAACCGTGTCTACTACCGTTATAACCTGGGTCTGGATTATAGTCGGGTCCTTGGCTATGGCTTTTCTTAAGTGCCAGTTAGCCGAGCAGCTAACAAGCGTAAAAAGAAACGGGATAAATAGCAGCGCAGTTCTCGCCGTACTCGTCCCAATAGCGGACCACAAAGTAGAGAAATTGCCCTTGTATCGCATATTCGACCTTAGCGGATCGTATCGGCTGCATGATAGGCCGAATCTTTGGGCAAGTGGTCTAAGATGTCTTTTTCAACCTGGGGCAGAAAAAACTTTAATTCAATCCAAGCAAACAGAGCAAAGGCCAGAAGAGCAATAACGATAAACTGCAAGGCATTAAATAGAAACTGCTTCATGCCCCCACTTTGTTAAAGAACTTATCGTAAAGAGCTTCTACAAGTTTAAGACCTCCAAACCCTACTATAAAGGCCGTCCCGTACTGGCTGGACCCCTGAAGGCTGAACCAATCTATAAGTACCGGCGTAAGGTAGTTGGCCGACATTGTGCCGGTAATAATGCTTAACAGCTGCTCTTTAATTGAACGCTTTTTCTTTATCGTAATAAGAGAACCGAAAAACCCGCCGACCATCAGGCCAATGTTTATACCGATCTCGCTTAAGTTCCAGTTCATAGGTCAGTTCTTATATACCAATCTTCTTGGTTATTTACAGTCTTGTCTAAAATATACCCGTGCTTTTCAAGTAGCTTCCGCGAAGGCTCCACAGTACCGAGGTTCCTATATCCGTCATGCTCGTATGTTATGACTCGGAAGGTATACACATCGAACGGAATGCGCTTTAAGACCTCTAACGTAACCGTAGGC